AATGTGTATGTGAGTGCAATTACCAACGTTGGCTCAACCAGCGTGTTCTTTACACCTGTTGCTCCTGGTTCAGATGCCACGTAAGGTACAGCAATGAGTTATGGCAAAGGTGGTGGCGTCCAGTTAGGCAATGGTGGTAGTAGTACTGACACCAGTCAGTATGGCATGAACAACAACCAGTATAATCAATCATATCCCAACACCGCTGTACCACAACCTGTCACAAGTCGTGAATTTGGACAAGGATCAGTACAACAGCCCACCACAGGCATGCAGTTCAATCAACCCTCCAATCAAGGTTCACAGACCAATGTGAACAACTACGGTGGCAATTGGGGCAAGGGCGGAGGCAGTCAACCCGCAGGCAACGCACCCGCTGGTGGCGCTGTGGGCAAGCCCGGAATGGGCAGTATACCAGGACCAATTCCAGGAATTCAACCAGTATTAAGTCATGACATGTGGCGAGGCAATCCAGTCGACGCCACATCCGGTCCAGGCAGTCCTGGTCTGATTGCACCCAATGGTCCAGATCAATCCATGATCCAACCAGGTGCTCATGCATCTGAGGCACCCCAGGACCAATACAATCAATACGCTAGTCAAGTATTTGGCAATTCACCAGCCGCTGGTGAATTGTACACACCCAACTTCCAGAACGCCAATCCCGAAGCGCCCAGCGACAACCTACAACAACAAAGTTACAATCAGATCAGCAACATGTTGTTCAACCCCCAGCCCACTCTAGGTAGTTATGTGAGCCCTGGCTCAGTGGCACAAGCACAGTTGAGCACGCCAGGTGTGTACTCAGCGGCACAGGCCAATTCGGGCATCACATATTGACCATAAATAAACACAGCGACCCGTAAGGATTTAAACGATGATCACAGCACAAGCAAAACGAACAGTTAAGATCGCTAAGGCGACAGCCAGCGCAAATCGAGGACCTGTATGAAAGACGCAATGAAACGACATGGCAAGTGGATACAGGCAGCCATTGGTAAGCCTGGAGCACTGCATCGCGAATTGGGTGTGCCAGCAGGAAAGAAGATACCTGCAAAGAAGTTGGCACGGGCTGCTCGGGCACCAGGTGTCCTAGGCCGGCGAGCACGTCTAGCAGAGACATTAAAAGGATTTAAGAAATGATCACAGCAAAAGCAAAAAGCACAGTTAAACTCGCTAAGGCGACAGCCAGCGCCTGGTCACGTACGAACCAGTATCACAAGGACAATGTCAATGTGGCACAAGGTCCAAGAACCGGCAACGACGGCACACCGTCAAAGCGTACCGACTTCATCTCCAACAAGGCCGAACGTGCTCCTGTTGCTGATGTGATACAGAACGCCTATGGTGCTCGCAATGAACGCGATTCGATTGATCCCCGATTAGAAGGCATTCGCCCTGTGGTTAAACCCAAAAAGTTCAGCCGCTAAACACGATTCAGGTTACAGTTGTCCTTAACAACTGACATTTTATTATAAGGAACTGAAATGAAAAAAACCACACAGGTCTCTGACCCCATCACCGAACCCTCCACTGTGGAGTCGCCCTCAAGACGTATCGGCCTAGCAGCCACAGCATTTGACATGGAAGGTCTCATGACCGACTTTCCCAATGCCACTGAACTGCAAAAGTTTGTGTACGACCAAACCGGCCTGGTATTAAATCTAAAAGGCCGTGCCAACCGTGTGAAATATCAAGTTGCACTAGACACGCTCAATGGCATCCCACCTGATCTCGAATTCCTAGGTAGTGAAAACCCTTATGTTGACAAAAACGATTTAGTGCCTGTTGACGCAATGAAAGAAGTGCCGGCACAGAGTCAGGAGATCCTAGAAGCCGGTCCCCTGATAACCAGTTTTCTAACACGCACATTCCCGCATCCCGATCCCGAATGGAAAAGCACTGGACAAAAGTGTGATGTGGTATTCCGCAAATATTACAATGGCATCATCACATACGAAATCCTTGGTCCAATCAGCACTCGTGCTGTTGGCACTAGAGTCAACAAGTTTGGTCAAAGCACGCCAGAGAAAATTGTCTGGGTTGATCCACGCACTGGCGAACAGGTCATACGCACGGCTCGCGGTGGCCTAACCGCAATTGGCACACGCTTGCGAGCCTACATGCAGGCCATGAAAGTGAACAAAAGCAATGCCTGGGATACCTGGATTGATCGTGACTTTGTTGTCATTGACGCCGCTGGTGGCTCTGACAACCCCTGGGGTGTTTGATGGATGATGCAGCCGCACGCCAATTAGCAGATATCCGAATACTGCAAAAGGTCAATGCGGCCTCGCGTGAAGCGTTTGGTGTAAAATATCCCGGTCAGGTGGAACATTGCTTACGACTTGTGATGGAACGGCTACAGGCCGGTCTGGACAAGCGTGATGGTGTTGATGTTGCTCGCACCGACACCTGGCGCATGAGCACTGTGGAAATACTTGACCTTGCACGCTCAGCACAATTATTAAACGATATCCGTAGAGGATTCTAAATGCTGGACACCGGTTTACTAATGCGTCGAGCCATTAGGTACGTCTGTGATCAGAATGGATTCAACCCTTCAGGTCTAGGATTCATGACCACAGACCAGCAACTGAAATTTCAGGAATTGGTTATTGCTGTCCAAGAGGACATGACACATAACCAGTTACGATACTTTAGACCTTTCGACCACCAATTGCGATTCTTTCGCACCGGTGCCAGTGACCGCAGAGGCATCCTTGCGGCCAACCGAATTGGTAAAACAGTAAGTACCTGTTATGAAACAGCCATGCACTTGACTGGCCTGTATCCTGAGTGGTGGCAGGGTCGACGTTTTGACCGACCCATAACCGCAATGGTTGCGGGCGAGGGCTGGCAACAGGTGGCAATGGTGCTACAAAATGAACTGCTGGGCACACAGGATGTCAAGATCACCGACGCTGTAGGCACAGGAGCCCTGCCTAGATCCACCATAGTATTTGAAACCATGCGTTGTGATGGTGCCAACTGTTTAGGTGTTGAAGTGCGTCACACATCGGGATCAAACAGTTATCTAGTGTTTGCCAACTACACACAAGAAGTGCGACAAATGCAGGGATTTAAATTGACCCTGGCGGTGTTTGATGAACAGCCTCCGGACGACTTCTTCTCAGAAATTGTTACACGTACTGCCACCACACAAGGACAGGTGCTGTGTAGTTTTACGCCCTTAAAAGGTCTGAATGGTCTTGTGAGCAAGTTCTGGAACCACGAAGAGGGTTACGATCACATACGTGTGTCGTGGGATGATGTGCCCGAATACGATCCCTGGGGTGAACCATTCTTATTGAATAGCACACGAGCACAACTTGAACGTGACTACTTGCCACATGAGCGTGATGCTCGACGCAACGGAGTTCCTGTCATGGGCAAAGGAGCAGTATTTCAAATACGCACGTGGCCCACTTACCGCACAGGAGATTATGATTTCCGTAACAGCATGGGTCTGCATAGAATCATTGCCCTGGACTTGGGTCTAGTGAATGATCGTACAGTGATCAGTTTAATGTATTATGATCCCAACGAACGCGAAGCATGGTTACACAATCAAATTGTTGTTCGTGGCATTGAAGAAGCCAATCCCATGAACTACATCAATCATCTCATGCGACCCGAAGTGTTTGGCACGCCCATTGTGCTGCCAGCAGATGCATCAACTCCGGGCCGCTATACCATGTCGAGTCTCAGCATTAGACAACTGTTTGAGGAATACGAACTCAATGTGCATCCTGAACCCATTATGAATCCGCCGGATGATCAGGGACGCAGAACCAATCACAAGAGTTATGGTATCAACGTGATGCGTCAGATGTTAGAGTTAGGCACATTACACGTTAATGAAAACTGTGTAGAGTTCTTACGCGAAGCACAAAACTACTTTGTTGACCCACAGGGACGCTTTAGTGACCCGGATGACGCTATTGACAGTGCTAGATACGCACTATTAGGTTGTTTAAATGGACTAGCAGAAGAATTTGATTCGCGTAGCCCACAACAACGCTTCCGTGATGCCAAACACAATATGCAACAGGCACGTTTACGCTCAGAACGCGAACGTCCGCAATGGAAACAGGTCATGGACCCAGGTAGATAATGCCGCTAAATAACATATAGTCTAGGAACCCAGAAATGTTGGATATAAAAAACGTTGTAGTCTCAAACTTGAACAATACAAAAGGCATGATGGCCCGCTTTGTTAAAATGAAGAGTTTGCTGGACGCAAAATGTGCCGCTAACTTGCGCTTGTTGGCCACTAAAAATAATATTAATCGCGCCAGTGACTACCACTATTTGAATCTTGCTGTAACGCAGAGTACAGAGCCTGTTAACGGTCTAGACTACATTCACCCGGTGGTCAAACCCATGGTTGATTATGCCACTGCTGTGGTATCAAAAGGTCTTGCACAAAACGGCGAAATCAATTTTGAGTTTGTGCCCGACAACGAAGCAGATGACACTGCCGCACGTCAAGCCACCAACATGGTGCACAAGATTGTGAATCAAAACAATGATCCGCACTTTATCTTACAGCATTGGATCATGGATGCCATGTTGCACAAGAATGGTGAGATGATGGTATCGCCCATGCGCGAAAGTTTTGTGCGTTATGTCACAACTACTGGTACTGCTGACCAATTACGTGCATTTGAACAACAGGCTGCCGAGGCTGGGTTGACTGCACTACGTCAGAGTCGTCGCAAACAAACAGTTGACATGTCACAGGTTGTAAAAGAAACACAGAGTTTCTTAAATAACATTCCTGGAGCACAAGCAGACGAAGACCTACGTGCTAGAATTGAAGCCGCTCGCATGGGCAGTGAAGGCGAATTTGAAGAAATGGCCGACGTTGAACCCGAAAACATTGAACAACGTGACAGTCAAGATGAGATTGACGCCAGCATTGCACGTAATACCATATATGAAGCCCGGTACAAGTTAACTGGCTATACCCTAAACATCAAGTTTCGCCCAATTGCACAACACTATTGGATGTGTGACCCAACAGTTATTGAAATACAAGAACAACCATTCTGTGGTTTCTACAAACCTTGCAGTATTCAAGAAGCCACAGAACTGTATCCCGACATCAACCTGGATGAATTCCAAGTACATGCACAATACAGCAACGTGGGTGCTTATCAAGCCGGCAGTTTGCTAAACAACCTGGCCTTACACGCACGTGATTCGGTACCAATTAACGGTTTACCCGCCCAAGGCTATGCCGCACAGGATGCCAACAGTCGACAAGTCACAATTTTAACAGTTTGGAACCGTTATGACATTGACGGAGATGGCGAATTAGAACTAATTGAGTTAATCTATAGCGGCAACTATGTTATCTCAGCACGTGAAGTGGAATTTATTCCAGTGGCCAACATGGTTCCAAAACCCCTGGCACAAAACTTTTATGGTATGAGCATTGCTGAATCAGTAGTGCCCATGCAGGAATACATGACTTCAGGACATCGTGCTGAAATACAATTGGGTCTGTTACAAAGTACAAGTCGTATTGGTGTCAAACCTGACAAACTAGACTTTGAAATGATCCAAGATGGTGAAGCCGCTATCTTTATTTTAGATAGCAAGTTTGATCCTGCCAAGGATATCTACGCCCTGCCAGTGCCCAACGGCAATATCAGTTTTATCGACCAAGCAATGAATCGTATGCAGAATGATACAATGGCCATGATTGGGATGACCACACCACAAGATGTATTCAACCCAGAAGTTATGGATCCAGGTAATTCGGGTGCCAAGTTAAACCTGGCTCTAAGCCCCAATCAGATCATTCAAGACAACACTGTCAAGAACTGTGCTGAAGGCCTAAAAGACGCACTATGGTTAGTATGGCGTACCTTGATCGCACACAGTGATGATTATGGTGTTAAGAAATTGGCTGCTGAATTTAGTCCAGACAAAAAGCCAGTGTTCTTGGATGCTATGAGTTTTGATGACATGAACTTTAATGATCGCAAGACTATACATATCGATCTAGCCTTGGGTATGAAGTCAGAAGAAAATTCATTACAGCGCCTGCAGATTATCAAGCAAGCACAAACTGGCTTGAGTCAAGAAGTTGCCGCAGGAGTTGCTAGTAATACACTAACACCAGCCGCGTTTAAGAAACTTAAAAAGCCCTATGCCGACATGTTGTATGTGTTGGGTATCAAAGACTGCGATACATATTTGCCCACTGATGAAGAAGTCATGGAAATGGTACAACAAGCCAAAGCGGCACAAGCACAACAACAGCCAAGTCCCAAGGATCAAGCCGACGTGCTGGCCACACAGGCCAAGGCCAATTTAGATAAGATACGTGCTGAACAAATACAGGCCGAAGTTGCAGGTAATACTGCTGACAAACAGTTAGAAGGTTATAGTCTGATCAAAGAGCACAAAGCCCGTGCTTACGGACCATAAATAATACACTTAGAATTGGAACTGAAATGTTAGATCAAAATATTGTCGATGCATTTAATGCTCGACCCCGTGTTGATTTGAACTCGATTAAAACCATGCGTCCCGAGCAACTTGACCGTGTCAAGACCTGGGGTTCAAACGCAGAGAATCTGTTAACCAACAGAGATCTTGGTTTGTTTATTAATCAGTTTAAATTTGAATTGACAGATGCCTTAATTGACATCAAAACTCACACAGTTGAGGACAATACTGCTAGAATTAGTATTGCCAATCAACTTGGTGGAATAGATAATTTTATATCGTTCTTGAAAAGAGCGGTATATTTTAAGAATCGCGTGGTAACTCAACAGAACCAGCAATTGGCTGACTCTGAAGAGCCCGACGCTTAACAAGAGGAGTATCAATGGATACATTAGTTATGGACGTGCCTAACCTCCCCCCGGAGAAGGTCCAAGTTCAAGAAGCCAGTACAGGTTTAGATGCAATAGCACAGAAAATGGCCGCAATGCGTAACCAGGTTCAGACTACTAAGCCCACTGGGACAGGTGTTGATGCGTTGGCAAACGAATCAGCCCCTGTGGCACCCCAAGGAGTTGAAGTCTCTGACGACAATACCGAGCCAGAAATTGCAGATCCCGATGCAGAGTATAGTGATGACGGCCACGATGAAGCAGATGCCCCTGAACAGGTAAGCACTGACAATTCGACAGCAGAAGAATTAATTGATTTCTTAGAATTTGCAGACACAAATCCGAACGCCAAGTTCAAGTTTATGCGAAATGGCAAAGAAGTCGTAATCGATGCCAAGAAGGCTGCAAGCATATTAGGTCAAGGAGCCGCAATAAGTGAAGATGCAAGACAATTAAAGATTGAAAAGTCCGAGTTCGATGAGTATTTAAACAACAAACGAGCAGAGGCAGAAGGTCTTATATTGGCAATGGAGTTCACCATACAGCCTGAGATACAACGGGCCTATGATGAAATTGTAAAGGTGCAACAATACCAAAGTATTTTTCACCAACAGTTGGCACAAACACGAGATCCAGCCCAACAGGCCCGACTTCGTGCTAGTATAGAACAAAACGAGCAGTACATTGCCCAACAGGGTGATCGTATCAAGCAGTTAAAGCCCAGAATGGATGAGTTCTATAACATGCGTAGTCAACAGGTTAGACAAATTCTTGACCAGGGTCGTAAAGGCTTCAAGGACAAGGAATTGCGTAACGAATATGTTTACAATGAAGTCAGGGAAAAAGTAGCCAAAGGTTGGGCAGGTGCACGAGGACAGTTAGTACCTGGAGTAGATAACATTGATCTAGTTTCCGCAGATGAACATATTGTTAGTTTGCTAAGAGATGGATTAAAGTATCGCGATAGGCCTAAAGTTCGGCAAGCAGGAGGCAGTATTGCCGCACTGACTACCAAACGGTCCGGAACTCAAATTGTTGATAACAGTCGAGATGAATTGTCTAGCCTTCGCGAACGAGCCAAGGGACGCGGCAAAGAGGCAACTCAAGCCGCAGATAACTTGTTGGTGGCTCAACTTAGAAATATAAGAGCCGCAAGAACAAGTCGTTAAAATATTATAGCCAAAATTAAGGAGATTTATAATGGCATCGATAACAACCTCGGCAATTGGTAATGGTACAACAGCGTATGCTACCGATATTGTCGTGAAAGACTTGGACCTAGATGTGTCCAACCGCGTAAAAGACGATACACCTGTGTTGAACATGTGTATGGCAAAAAAGCGTAAAGTAGTTAGTACTTTACCACTGTGGACCAACGACGTATATCGTTTACCACAAATTCAAGCACAACCAGAAGGTGCTAATGTTTCGGCAACCAACGCAGAATCAAATCAGCGTGCCAACATGGGCAACTACACACAGATTTTCCAAACCACAGTTGGTGCCTCAGGTACTGCTCGTGCTGTTGAACAGTCTGGTGGAGATCCACAAGCATATCAAGAAGTGAAACAATTGATCGAACTCATGTTCGACGTTGAAGCACAATTGGTACGTAACGACCAGATCGGTACAAAATTCTCTGGATCAACTGCAGGTTTAGCAGTTGGTGTTAGTATTCCAGTTGTAGGTACAGCAGGTAATGTTCCACAAACTTCTGCTACCGCTGGCTTGAATGCCAACGTGTACATACCTGGTGTTAATGGTGTTGCTGGTACTAGTGGTGGACAAGCAACTGCTACTGGCCGTCGTATGGGTTCATTGAACTCATTCGCTGGTACACACAGTTTCAATCCCGCTGGAACTTATTACACTTATTACAATAACCCAGATACTGATGCTACAACTGCATCTTCAGCCAATGCTTATGTCGTTGGTGCAAGTTTGGTTGCCTCTGGTACACAGTATGGTAGTTTGTACAACAACGGTCAAGGTATGGGTAGTAACTATTTCCAATACACAGGTACATTACAACAGTTCGCTCCTGTATTGTACAAGCAATTGGTTACAGTTGCTGAACAGCGTTTCAACGCCAAGATCCGTACAATCGTATGTCCAACAAGCCTGCGTACACACCTAAGCGATACAATGCCTACAAGTCGTGGTATCAATCGTGTGAACAGCGAGCGCGGAGATACTATTGCCACGTATGAAGGCGACTTCAACTACACTTATGAGATTTTTGATTCTTGGATCATGGATCAAGTTGGTGCCGGTAACCAAATCTACTTCTTGAACGACGAGGTTCTTCAGTGGGGTTCATTGCGTGACCTAGGTCCGAATAATGAAGTGTTCTCTAACGCTGATGCGTCATTAGATCAGTTCATCTTAGAAGGAACACTAATTGTTCGTAACCCAGCGGGTGTTGCGGCTCTGCATGACATCAGTGCTAGCGGCGCATACACAGGTGTTACACTTGGTTCTACAAACCAAATTGGTATTGGTGGTACTCCTCGTGCCAGCACCAACGTGGTACGTCTCAATGCTTGGGACAATCAATCATTCTAATTTCGGCAACGAGATTACAAATGAACAAAGGCCCTCCGGGGCCTTTTTTCTTGCACTAAATACTATATGAGCGAATTTGACCACTACCAAGACTCGAGTGAATTAGACGGGCCCGATCCCGAACACAATCCTGACCAATATCGACAAGATCGAGGCGGGCTAGTAACAGCACACAATGGCATTGCTGATCGATTGTTACGAAATGATGCATTGTACAATACCTTAAAAGGTGATTGGAAACGCACGGATTTTAACAAGAGTCGAAACATTCGAACAACTACCGGACGTGAGGATGGTAAGTTTTATATTCAAAAAGAACAATTTAACACAGACTATATTGTAGAACTGTGTCGGGCCTATAGAGAACGTGCCGAAGCCGGGTACATAGATCCTTTAGCACCCTTGATGCCAGATGGTACCATTGGTTACAAGTGGATGGAACTTCCGGATGTAATTGCACAAGACATTGGCAATAAGTATTTTGGAGGACTTGGTTGGCAAACAATCAAGCGTGATAAGACCATGAAGGCGCAGTTTTATCGTGTGGTACAACAGGAATACAATGATTTTATTTGTTATCCTGGTGGACGATTACCGATTCCAATTGAAGTGCCTTATCCAGCCGCAGTGGGACAAGACAAGTTCTTTGCTGGCGCCAATTTTGCAGGAAAACAATAATGTCAACACAAATCGCAGATGCAAACGCACTAGTAAGTTATGTAGAAGATTTTACTGGTAGCAGTAACAACGACGAAATCAAGCAATGTATCTATCTTGCTGAATTAATGATGCGTAACATCGAGTTACCAGCATTGAGAACCAATCCCTATACCACAATCGGTACTGCCAACAGTGATGGCTATGTTCCAATTCCCGCGAATATGAACAAGCCCATATTGTTTTTCAACAACAGTTCACCATCGGGTCCTTGGATTGTTTATGATCGTATTGGTGATCGTGACATCATTACACAACAATTAATTGAAAACCTATATCTAAATCCTATCAATATTCCATCAGTATATCGTGGTAAGTTTGGTGAAGTGGGCCAATTCTATGAATTCTTACCCGGATTACAACCTTCTTCACAAGTTTGTATGTATTACTATACCACATGGCCATTACTGTTTAGTTTAGAAACTGATGGTACCACTGTGGTATTAAACAATGTTGTATTACAATCATTCCCAGAAGGTTATATTTACGGAACGCTACACAACTATTATCTAAAACGTAAGATGCCCGAAGATGCCGCATATTGGCGTGCCAAATTTGATGATGCCTGGAATACAATTGAAGATCAAAACAACAAAGGCAAGTGGAGTGGTGGCCACAATCGATTAACAAGTATTTTCCAACCACGTCGCGATCAGAGATATAGTGTAAGATAAAAATTTAAGGATTAGAAGATGCCAGGATTGTATGATATATCATCAAATGCCAATGTAACCGTAGGCAATACTACCGGACTGTATATTGGTTCTGGTAATATTGCAGTAGTAAATTCTGCTGGTCAATTAATTGGTATTTTAAGCAACTCAGCAAGTGTTGGGTTTTATTTGACCAATGCCAATACCAATGTGTCGGCCACTGTGCTGGCATCAGGTGTCGGCGCCGGAACATACGGTAATGCAACCAGCATTCCGGTTGTAACTGTTGGCAGTGATGGACGTATTACCGGCATCACTACCTCTAATATTTCCATACCCAGTGGTAATATTCAACTGATTGGTAATGTTACTGGTTCGGGTACAATTGGTTCTCCAATTAATACTTTTATTAGTGCTTCGGGCGTAGGTGCTGGTTCTTATGGTAATACTGCTTATTACCCCACATTCACTGTTGGCAGTGATGGTCGTTTAACAGTTGCAGGTGTAGTATCTGTGGCCGCAGCCGCTGGCACATACAGTAACGTAAACGTTGCAGCCTATTTAAGTAGTGGCACTGACAGCACTATCAATGCAATCAATGCCAACGTAACGGGTGCCAATGCGGCACAAATTGCAGCCAATACAATTCAAAGCAATCAGATCGCGGCGCTGACATCGGGACTGGCTGGTGCCAATGCCGCTATTGTTACAGCCAATACAATTCAAAGTGGTCAGATTAATGCTACCAATGCCAACATTGGCAGTTTCTATACTTGGGCCAATGCTAACTTTGGTACCAGTAACTATGCCAACGCCAACGTAACGGCATACTTAGCCACAGCCAGCATTAATACATCTGGTACCATACAAGCCGCTAACCTAATTACCACAGCAGGTGTTTATTGGGCCAATGGCGCTCCATATAGTTCAGGTAGTGCTGGTGGCGTAACGCAAATTGTTGCTGGTACAAACGTAACCGTTAGTCCAGCAGGTGGCACAGGCGTTGTTACTGTTACAGCCAATACACAACCAGGAACATACAGCAATGCCAACGTTGCAAGTTACTTGCCCGTTTACAGTGGTAATTTAACTGCTGGTAATCTTGTACTAAGTGGTAATTTAACAGTTAATGGTACAACAACCAGTGTAAACTTTAATGAATATGTTGCTGGATTATTGGTGGCAAATGCCACAACACCCAGTACCAGTACCAGCACAGGTGCGCTACAAGTAAAAGGCGGTGCCGGTATTGTGGGTAATGTCTTTGCTGGCAGTTTATACAGTGACAATTACTTGTATGCAAACGGCGTTAGCATTTTAACTGGCATCACTGGATCATACAGTAACACAAATGTCACAGCCCTGTTGAGTAGCAACACAGTCAGTACAATCTTTACAACTGGCAATATTACAACTAGTGCCAATGTGAATGCAACCGGCAACTTCTATGGTAACTTGATTGCCGCAAACATTTTAGTTGCCAACATTGGTATTCAAGCCTATACCACTTATCAGACCACAACAAC